CGACCAGAATAATGCTAATCCACATATCCATCCTATTGCTGGCCTCCACGCGCTTTTAAAAAGTGATCCACTAGCCGCTTCAGCCTTGTTAACCTCAATCTGTGCCAGCGCTTGTTCTGAAGCTATCTTCTCAGACATGGTTGCAAGTTCGTGACCTAATTTTGCAGCTAGATCTTTATCAGGTATAAATTTTGATGCCAGCGCAGTAGCTGGGCCAATTAAACTGTCGATCAATCCCATTATTTATTCTCCTTACTTTTCGACCAAGCCGTGGCACCCATGAAGCCTACTACAATGCCCGTCTGGGCCACTAGAAACGTGTTTAGGAAGGCAGATGCCATATTAACACGATCAAGGGCTACAAGAGGGCTTAGAAGCGCTGCAATGGCCACTATCGTTGACCACATTGCTACCCATGCCATCAACCTTTGTTGGTCTTGCATTTTGTCGTTGTTTTCGATCTGGATCATGCGCTCAGATCTTGATAATTCATCATCGGTTATAATGCCGTCACCGTTTGCATCAAATCCGTCGAATTTTGAGTCTTCTTGAAATTTCTTCATGCTTTATGCGTCCATGCAAACCAGATTAAAAACCCTGCTATTCCCATTGCGGTTGAAAAGAATAATACGAACAAAGATATGCTGGTGATCTTTTCAATCATGGCGGCCCTGCGATGTTCATGGTCGGCGCGTTCTTTACGAACCTTGGCCTCTATGGACAGAAATTCTTGCCATTTATCTTGGCCTGCCGAATATTGGATATATTGGCGCAGTTCATTGCGCATATGTTCTACTTGCTGCTTTGCAGCGTAGATTTCGATGGCTTCGGACTGAGCAGATCCGCTTATTGATTTATACCACGGTGGGTTGGAAGCTTTATTGGCAATGAAATCCAAATCTGCGATGCTCGTAGCCCAGCTCGAAAGCTGGCTTCCCATCGCGCTGATATCTTTGCCATGCTCGATACCAACCTTGATAAATTTATAAGCGCTGGTGGCCGCCGCTATGAGGGTAAATGGGTCGATGGTGTAACCTCAACTGCGTAAAGCTTGCTCAATATTGTCAAGCTTGGTGAAAACGTGCTTAAAGCTATCCCGCATTTCCTTAAACTCGCGGTCGTGTGCTTCTTTAGTCAATGTTAGTTGTGCCTGCAAAACGGCAATATGTGTTTCATGTGATTGCTGTTTTAAAAACATATAAGATACCAGTGCTACTGTGGGTGCTACGATCCACTTTAAAAGCATATCAAGAAATTCCATCATCTACCCTATGCCATTGGTTTTGCGCGCATCGACAACTTGGCAGATCCAGTGCTTGCCCTTTCATCTAGAAGATTAATTCCGTCTGCTCCTCTCTGATAAAGCGCCAGCCATGTTCCCATGCGCTCGTCATTATCTAAGTAAGGAGATGCTTGGAGTAAACAAGCATATAGGTAAAAATCAGGAGCGTAGGTCAAAAGCCAGTTAGTTGGGCTTGCGTCCGATAGCGCGTCAATCTTGGCGTAGTAGGTCAATTCTGATGAATAGGTATCATCTGGCGCTGGCACAACTTGAATGCCACTGCCGATTAGTGTGAAATATTGCGGTTTGCCAGATCCAACAAACTGCGCTTTCTTTTCTGATGCTTGGCTTGGAGAAATAAAATTAAGTGGCGTAATTGGCGTTCCAGTAAGTTCAAATCGAATTGTTTCCTGCCAATCAGATGGAATAGTGGAATATTCGGTGTCGATCTCTGCTTGAGCGCGTTTGACCATACGGCGATCACGCACATCGCGGCTAATCTGAGCCTCTGCCATTGAAATGAATGACGGGATCACGCTCGTTAGGTCAGTGCGTAGAAGCCAATCAGCTATTGCCGATTTCAGCTCTGAATAATTTGAAATGCTCACAGTGACCCACCTCTTGTTCGAAACGCCCGATTGTCGGGATCGTTTAGCCAGCGTTTAAATGCAACGGGATCATCAACGATGCCCTGTTTCTTGAGTTCATAATACACTGAAAGTGGAATTGATGCTACCTTTGCAACATCACCAAATTTTCCGCTTGTATCGTTCAACTGGCGTTTGTTTTGATCAACAATTGCACTTACATCCTGCACGTTCTCAATCGCAAATTCGCCGTTATCCTTAACGTGCCAATATGATGTTGTGCCTGTCATAGCATCATGGTCAAAAATACGTTTATTCATTTAAGTCTCCCAGATAGGTAAAGGGGGCAACCGAAGCCGCCCCCAATATCATTATGCAGCGGTGGTCAAATCTGCAATCATGCCGTGTGCGGCTTCTTGGGTCATTTCCAAGCCAAACTCACAAAGCAACATGGCTTTGGAAGCATCGCCTGTTTTCGCCAAGTCTTTTTTGACGATTGGACGCAAGTAAGATACCGAAGCATACTCTGGGTCGAGTAGCCATGCGTCTCTTTCCCGTGTAAACCTGTTAGCGACCACCGAAATACTCCCAAAATCTGACATATATACGTCAGCAGCTCCAATAATTGTAGTTGGGCTGTCCGAAGGTGCCATGTAGCGCTGTGCAGCGATACCAGCAAAGCCAGATACAACGGTTTTGTTGTAAGGGCCGACCATCAACACAGATGGGTTGCCGCCAGATGTCCATGCTTGCTGCATGGAATCTTTCAACATATCTTCAGTAAATGCGCGTTGAGTTCCATCGGTGCGAGCGTCTGTGCCGTCACCAGTTGGGTTTGCGCCGTCACCAGCTTTGTTTACGTTAGTTGCGATCCAGCCGCCCAAGCCAGCGGTTTCACGGGCAGTAGTTGTGTTCCCTGCCACGCGAGCGTTATTTGCGGACAAAACAGCCTCAACGTCGCGCTTTAATTCCTTGCCGCGTTTAGCTACTTGGTAAGCCATTTCGTTTGCACGGCCAGCTTTGTCTTGGTTTTCAAGGTTGTCAGCGATAACAACTGTGCGGCGACGAATGGTTGTGTAGTTGCCCAAGCGAGTTGTTGGGTTGGTTACGTCAAATGTGCCAACATCATCACCATCCAAGATAGCAGTTGTCGAAACAGCGTTTAGGCTGTCTGTCTGCCATTCAAAAAATGTGTTCGACACTTTCTTTGAACCAATGTTGGATTGCAGCGGGGTTTCTTCGGGAGAAATATTTGCGATTACCGACGCGAGGCTTTCTTTTATGCCTTTTGCCGAAAAAGAGGTAAATGTATTTGCTACTATAGTCATTTGGAATGCTCCGTTAAATGAGGTTTTTCAAAAGTTCGGCAGCGTCTCTGACGTTGCCAGTTCGATTAAAGCGTTGTTGCGCCTTTTGCACATCCGATTTAGTTCGCACCCCAGTGTTATTGGATCCAGCTTTAAGCATCTTGCCCTGTGGCTTTTTAGGTTTAGCTTTAACCTCATCAGCACGTTTAGAGCCTTTTGCATATAGCATCGCCATACGAGCCATTCTAACCAAACTAGCGCTTGTCACGCCAGCAACATCATCTTCAGAAAATCCCTCAGAAATTAAGAAGTCACGAACCTGTGCGCTTTCCCGTTGGGCGACCTTACTGTCACGCCATTCTGGGATAAACTCTGGCAACACTTGTTTTTGTGCCTCCAGATACTGCGCCTTCGCTGCTTCCATTTGCTGCGTTCTCATCTGACCCATGCGTTGCTTTTCAATTTCCACAGCTTGGAGTTGCTGACCGCGTTGCTCCTGTTGCTGCTTCCAATTCCGCTCGGCCTTGGCTGCCATCTTGGGGTCTAGATCGTATAGCTTGTCCCAATCTGGCTCTGGTTGCACGTTCTCTTGCAGTCGTTGCTCAAGCATGGGCAATAGCTGCTCGTATTGTGCGCGTTCCCGACTAAGTTCCGCATTGAAAGCCTCAAGCTGTTTACGGCTCTCGGATATTTCTTGCGTCTTGCGGGTGTAATCTCGCTGCCTCAGATAACCAGCTTTGATTTCTTCAACCGTCATCTCCACGCCATCAACTTCAACTTTAGCCGATAGTATATCTAGAGATTGATCTTCGTCATCATCGCTTTCTTCATCTTCATCAAGATCGGCCTCATCTTCAGAGGTGTCATCCTCATCATCGTCAGCCTGTTCGGTTTCGGCATCCTCGGAATATTCTTCCTCATCTACCTCATCCAGCGCTTCAGTTGCTTCGTTATCCTCATCAGGCGAAAGCAGTGAACTGATAGCAGTCTGCGCTTCAGATAGGCCAATCCCGCGTGGGTTGTTGACTTCTGACATAGCGTTATCTCCATTTTACTCTTTGCTTGACTTTTTTTCAAGCGTTGCGTTATCCACGGCAATTTTGAGGTGCTGTCTTACTAGCTCAACCCCTTTTAACCGTGCATAGATGGCCTCTCTGCCAGCTATATCGTTTGGTGCCGTGGTCTTAAATTCGCCCCACGACACCTGATCTATTTCATCCAAGAAAAGGGTCAGGTCGGTATCTTCCAATAGCCGCCTTGCTGATTGTCCTTCTTGGAGAATTTGTGACTTTGTCTTAGTCATTAGCTACCTGTTTGATTACGTCAGCTTGGGCCTTCATAACTTCGCGGTTGATTGACATATCGCTTTTCAATTTCTCAACGTCCATCATCGCGCCGTATTTAGCTTTCATTTCTTCAGCCGCAATCAGAATGTCGGCCTCTAGCTTGTCGCGTTTGAAATCATCCTCAAGCATCATTTTCTGGCGCTCAAGTTCAAGCTCGGCAGTTTTCTTTTGGATGTCGGCTTGGATTTGCTGGATCTGCACTTGGATGAACATTTCGTTTACATCAGGCTTTTGATCTTGCGCTGGTGGTTGGAAGTCGGCTGGATCAGACCAGAACCGCGAGCTATCTTTAAAGCCTGCAAGCTCGGTGATCTCCTTGAGCGTGTTGGATAGCTTGGTCATGTCTGTGAGTGGGTTTTGTGCGCCCATCTCGGTCATAGCCTGACGTTGCTGTTGTGCAATTGATGTGAGAACAGCCATGCGCTCGTTAGTAGTGCCACGACCAAGGGCCACATTCACCACAACGTCCATGTTTGCGTCCCAGACGGATGGGTCGATTTGCACAAATTCATTCCGAAGGCGGATCATGCGCGGTTGATCTTGGTGCATAACCACGTTTTTAAGGATCAGCTTGTAAAGCTGTTTCATGCCTGTTTCCGCAAACACACGGGCAATCATTTCGATATGCTCTTGAGATGCGCTTACAACCGCGTTTACGGCTGTTGCAGTGCTGTTCTGTAGTGCGCCAGCATCAAGCCCTGCAGAGGCGCGTGAAATGCCTGTGCGAGCCTCTTTGACCGCATCCATGTATTCCAGCACTGGGAAGGCTGCCTGACCAACAAATGGCATCGACAACGGCTGCACGGCACCAGCAGATTTCTGGCGAATAATTGCGCCAACCTCTGTATTCATAACGTCTTCGATTGACGCCTGTCCCTCTACCACTGTCATGCGTGGATGGATGCTCATAGCCAAGCTGTCGAGCGTGTTGCGCATGATGACAGACTTGATGCGCTGAATATCAGACACCACATCGGCAATGCTCATACCGAAGAAATCGTGTGGCTCTGGATCTGGGCAAAACGCCGCAAAAGGGATTGCATCTACAGGCTCGTTTGAAAGCACCTTCTTACCGTTGCCTGCGACACACACCTTGCGAAGCTCGGCAATACCATCGCCATTAAAATCGACCTTGATGTATGTTTCGATATACATAACTTTACGCATAGCTTCATCGCTGCGAGCGTTTGTCATTGTGGTTAGCGCAGGGTTGCGTGTGTAGCGCTCCACATTGGTGTCAAGCTCATCAGTGTCGGATGCTAGATCCTCGACATCATCTTCATCGTATCCCATAGACACAAGCTCAGAGACTGTCACGGCGCGGCGATGCGCTACAAATTCAGCCTCCTCTAAACTGGTCGCTCTGCGGTCGATTAGGAACTCCTCTGGTGGAATAGCTGCAATTTTTACGCGGCCATTTGAGCGTTCATGCGTCAATCTAACGTCATGGATCAATGGTGCGGATATGATCTCACCCGTCATCGGGTCTTGTATATCCTCACCGTATGGCTCTGATGAAACGATCTCTACTTCAACCTCTTGATCTGCCATGAGCGCCGAAAGAGCGTCATCGTCCAAGCCAGTCATGTCGTAGGTCTTGACCTCCTTGTTCTCGTCAAACCAGACTTTGATAATCCCCATCTTGCGGATCAGCGCATCTTTGAATGCAGAGTGCAAAGCTAGAAAGCCACGGTTGTCGCGGTTCATAATGAAATTGGCGTAGTCGGTAGCTTGATCAGCAGCTTCAACATCTTCTGCAGTTTGCGGCGAAAATTCCACTGTTCGCTCTGATCCCGTAAAGATCCGCATCAAGCTCGGCAGGATTGCCTGCACCGTATCGCGCACATCCATCGAAACAACTTGGCTGCGTCCATCCTCCTCATCACCGAATGGATCACCGCGATAATACTCTGTCGCCTTGGCACGAACTGGCGAGACAGTGTTGTCGATGAAATCAACAGAGTCGTCAATCTCCTTGGCAACAATGCTTTGAAGCTCGGTTTCATCCATCTGATCATCGTCCATCTCATCGTCCATGAGATCATCGGTAACTTCGGTCAAGTTCTCAACCAAATCATTGATTTCTTTTTTCATCATACGTTCCTATTTGGTTGCCTTAATATAATAAACCGCGATTTTTAGGCTCGCCCATTTGACTTGCTAATAGCCCAGACGCTGGCGCTAACGCTGCAAGCATCCATGCAGGGGCATTGTTCTTTCGAGCTGCATCAATCATCTCTTTTGTGATGCGACCGCCACTTAGAAGCTCTTGTGCGTATTGCAATGCAGCCCTACGTCCAAAGCGCCCTTCAATCTCAGTAAAGTTAGAAATCATTTCGATGGATCTATCATCCATTAATTGCTTTGCGCGTTTAGGGCTGGACTCATAGACCTTATAATCAGCACTTGTAGGAACAAGTTTGCCGCCAGTTCCTTTAGCTCGCATAACCTCTGAAAGATTAGCAAAAACTAAATTAGCAGGAACACCGCCGCCGCCAGCGTCAAATGTATCAGCATTGCCAATGCGTTTTATCATGGTGTCATATGTCTCATGAATATCTGGCGTTGTTGGCAAAAGGCCAGTTTCCATGTCTGGTTTAAATCCACGATAACCAGCCGAAAGCCAGTCCCGTCCGATTAGATCCTCATTGGCAAGGGCAAGCCTAATTTGACCCATATTAGGAACACCCATTTTTTGTAGAGCAGCTTTATCAAGACCCTTAATAAATGCTGCGCGTTCCGTTCCAGATGGAAGATCTGCAATATATTGTCCCATATACTCTGGATCTGAAATTGATTTAAAATTAGTAAACGGTCTAATAGTTTCACTTTTTGTAACCAAATCACCTTTGGCATTTTTTAACTGTTTACCATCTTTACCAAAAACTGGCACTTTGATCGACATACCAATCCCACGAATACTATCATCAATTGTCGGTATTGCATTTGACGATATTTTTGCAGTTTTAAATACCTCACCTACCATCTTGCCAGTATGCTTTGCAAAATCACCAGACTGTTCACCCATGTTTAAAAACATCATATATGGGTTTTCAACTTTAGCGGCCTCGTTGTATTTTGATGACATTGCGCCACGGGCAGATGACCATCCAAAATCTTTTATGTCAGAAAATTGAGCGCCAGCTTGAGAAATTACAGGGTTATCTAAAACCTCATCACCAAATTGATTGACAATCTTTCTTGCTGTCGGATCACCAACAGATGAAAATAAAGTGCTTCCATGTAGTTTTGACCAATTGCTTTGGTTTGGCGCAACAGTTTCTCCTGTTTGGAAGCCACGGCTATAATGGCTTGGCAAAAGTGTATTTCTCTGCCCCCACAATGAGCTAAAACCAGATCCCGCTGGGCCAAATTCTTTTCCTGCAACTTCAAGCGCTGATGGAATATCTGCAAGCCTGTCGGCAATATCTTGGCCTCTCATCTCATATGGCACAAGAGGCAAAACATCATCAACTTGATCAATAGATCCGCGTCCAATATCAAATGGCTGTCGAACAACATCAGCGCCAGCCGCCCGTGCGTAATATGGGCTGGCGGAGATGGCTGGGAGTGGGTTTGCATAAAGCGGATCATCAGGAAATAGTTCCGCCATAATGCTGTCCGTCTCAGCTTTATATTTAGCAGCTTTATCTGGACTGTAATCTAAAAGAGG